GGACGCGTCCGGGAAGAAGCCCCACGGAGAGGAGTCTGTCCCGACGAGAGACTTGTCGTGGACTTCTACAAAGCCGATGAACGCGGAAAGTTCCAATGCACCCATGTCGTCTACAACATCGAATTGATGATTGTAAAAGGCGAACTTCGAGACCTTCACTATAAACCCAACCCAAGCCCCTCCCTTTTCGACTTATGAGCAAATTCCCAATTATAGACGAATTCCTGCGGATGGCTCGCGAAGCCCAAGCGCAGAAAGACCGAGAGCGTATCACAATAGGTCTTATTTTAGACGTTCCCCCATTACAGCTAACAGAGGAACAGATAGAGGACTACAAGAAGAAGCTATGGATAGAGTCCATGAGAATTCCCTTATTCAATCCATTTAAACTAAAATGAACGAATACCGCAAGATACAATCCGAAACACTCGGTACTTACATCGGATACCACGACACGGTGTCGGGCGCATTTTTCCACAAATTTGTCAAGGAGTACCACGCATACGACCGCAGACAAAAGGAACTGATAGCGCAGCTCCAAGCGGAGAACGACCAACTCCGGGAAGAACGAGACCGATATATGAACGCTCTCGCTTCAATCGCAGATTACAGCGGCAACAAGAAGCGCGGTGATGTCAAGGACAAAATCAAGAGACAAAAATCCGCAATCTCCCAACTGCTCCTGCAATTAATTCAACTCAAAGACCAACTCAGAAAGGTAACCTCCGACACAGCCGCAAGCAAGTAGTACGACCGCACTCAGCCAGAGAGACTGCCACATCCGCAAATGGAACAACTGACCTCCCCTCGTAAATATCCACTGCCCCGGCAGGTTTCAGCACGTGTTGCGCAAGGGGCTTCGACGGTAGAGGGAAAGCGGCTCGGCGGCAAATCGGAGACCCGAACAAAAATAATTCAAACAAAAAATCAATGATACAAATCCAAAAACAAACATGGTCAAAAAGAACCCTCTACCTACTCATAACCGACGGCGGCAGTGTTCAGCTCGACATCTACACGCAGCCACAGGGAGAGTACGGCATAGGCGCATTTATCCACAACCTATGGGTGCAGCCTTACTGCCGGAAAGAGGGCAAAGCCAAAGAACTGCTTAACAAAGCGGAGACGATTGCCCGTAACAACGGACTCAGCGCGGTGTACCTCGAATGGGAAGCGGCAGACACCCCGACGTGGATGCTCGACCACTACATAAGCCGTGGATACGAGAAGCTGGAGTACGGCAACGGATACGCACTATTGAAGAAACCATTTAATAAATAAACCCCAACAATAATGACGGTTAAAATCATCATCGAGACAAAGAACGCACAGGGCGAATTCTCCACAGAGTGCAGAGTCCTGTATGCAGAGAATGGCGCAGCACTTGAGCGGCGCATAGAGAACACCCTGTCCAACCTTAAGGCGGACGGATACAAACACACAGTTCTCCGGGATTGCTTCAACCTCGAATACCCCGATATGTTCCAACACTCCTAAACCCAAAACGATATGGCAAATTACAGCATCAAGACAGACCTTCTGAAACTGCAGGGGGCATTCGTAACCAACATCAAAGGCAAGACCACGACCAAGCAATGTCTTTGCATCCCCATCGACGAGAGCGGTCTGTTCCTCGGAGAAAAGGGCTGCTATCTCAACATGACCGCAATTGAGATGCAGAACCCACAATACAGCGACACTCACTGCATCAAGGTCAGCCATGACCGGGAGGTATACGAGCGCATGACCGACGAGGAACGAGCCGCCCAACCAATCATAGGTGGACTGCACGTCCTCGCCAAGAAGCCACAGGCGGCTGTGGACTTGACCGCCAACAACAATCCGTATATGGTTGGCGCAGAGGAAGACCTTCCGTTCTGACCACCACGCAACCAAGACCGGGCAACCGGGCATACAGGGGGAGTAATCCCCCGTTTGTCGTGTATGCCCACAGACGCACAGAAATGCCCCAAATTTCAACGAAACAATGAAAAACGACCAAACACCCACAAGACGCAAGAAAACGCGACAGGCGAAGCCGCAGCAGCTAAAATCGGACTTTTTCACACTACTCTGCCGCTCCGATTTGAAAGTCGAGTGTGTTAAAGAGCATAAGTTCCACCCCACACGCAAGTGGCGGTTCGACTACGCAATCCCGGAACACAAGATAGCAGTCGAAGTCGAGGGCGGAGTGTGGACAGGCGGACGGCACACGTCCCCGAAAGGGTTTCTCAACGACATGGAGAAGTACAACACCGCCACCGTCATGGGCTGGCGAGTTCTGCGCACCATTCCTGACGAGCTGTGCAGCAACGCAACGCTCAACATGATACGAGAGACTATGCGATACTCGGCAGAGCCACAGGAAGCCTCTAATTGCGCCCAAAAGTGATTATATTACAATCATTTTTAAGTAACTTTGCAGATAAAACAGAAGCAATGAAGACCGAAAAAATCAAACTATCACAAATCAATATCAACGCACGGAATCCGCGCAAGATTTCAGACAAGCAGCTCGAAAGACTTGTGCGCTCAATTCTCATCTTCCCGGAGATGCAGACCCTGCGCCCGATAGTCATAGACGAGACCTACACAGCCCTCGGCGGCAATATGCGCTACCGGGCATTAACCGCAATCTCCGAGAAAAGCCCTGCGGAAATCAACATGATGCTGGCTAACGGCTGCAAGGGCTATGCACAGAAGACCGAAGCGGAACGGCAGAACCTCCGCGATTATTGGGAAGCATGGCTCGCAGACCCCACGGCAATCATCGTGCGAGCCGACCAACTGACCGAGGAGCAGAAGCGAGAATTCATCATCAAGGATAACGTGGCTTTCGGAGAGTGGGACGACGAGACACTCTCCGAAGACTTCGACCCCGACGAGCTTCTCGATTGGGGTCTCGGAGACTTCGACGATGAGCCGGAAGACAACGATGCAGACGAGGATGACTACGGAGAGGAAGATGCAGCCAACGCACCCACACGCTGCAACCCCGGCGATGTGTGGGAACTCGGACGGCACAGGCTCATGTGCGGAGACAGCACCAAAGAAGCCGATGTAGCCAAACTGATGGGTGGAGAACAGACAGACCTCCTGCTGACCGACCCACCATACAACGTGGACTATCAAGGCGGCACAAAGGACAAAATGAAAATCGCCAACGACAACATGGATGACGTGGCATTTGTCGGCTTCTTGACCGCTGCCTTTAACTGCGCCATTCAAGCGATGCGACCGGGCGCGGCTTTCTATGTGTGGCACGCAGACAGCAAAGGCTATGAATTCCGCACGGCACTCAAGGAGGTCGGACTGACGCTCCGGGAGACGCTGATATGGGTCAAGAACGCGCTCGTCCTCGGAAGACAGGACTACCAGTGGCGGCACGAGCCATGCCTGTATGGGTGGAAAGACGGAGCAGCGCACTACTTCGTCGATGACCGCAGCCAAAGCACCGTAATCGAGGATGCCGGGGTGGACTACCGCAAGCTCAAGAAAGACGAACTGCTGAAGCTCGTGCTTCAACTCACGGACGTGTCAGTCCCCAACACGGTAATCTACGAAGACAAGCCGACAAAGAACGACATCCACCCGACAAAGAACGACATCCACCCGACCATGAAGCCCGTAAAGCTGATGGCGCGACTTATCAAGAACAGCACCAAGCAAGAGCAGCTCGTCCTTGACCTTTTCGGCGGCAGCGGCTCGACCCTTATCGCTTGCGAGCAGATAAACCGCAAGTGCTTCACGATGGAATACGACCCTAAATACTGCGACGCAATTCTCGATTGCTGGGAAAAACTCACAGGAGAAGAAGCGGAGCGCATAACCCCTTAACATAACCCGACAATGAGCAAGATGCAGACACAACGGCGCAATCAAGCCAAGTTAGCACGGCTGGAGATTGTCTCGCAGATGTTTCTCCGGCAATACACGGTGCGCCAAATCAGAGCCGAGGTAATGAAGCGGCTCAACCTTTCAACCTACTCTACAGCCACGGTTCAGAACGACATCAAGACCGTACTCGAAGAACTCCAGCAGCAGCGGCTCGACAACGCAGAGTACGCCTTGCAGTTGGAGCTTGAGCGCATCGACGAGACGTGCCGTGAGCTATGGGCGCAATGGGAGAAATCCAAAGAGGACTATGTCCGCACCATGAAGAAGCGTAAAGGAGTGCCGCAGTTCGGAGACGAGGGCGGCAAGAGCAAGACCACGCAGATAGAGACACGCGAAAGCACAGTCATAGGTCTCGGCAACGTCTCGTACATTTCTGAAATCCGGGCGCAGTTGCAGGAGCGGCGCAAGCTGCTCGGACTCTATGCCCCGGAAAAGAAAGAGGTCTCCGGGGAGCTTTCCTTTGCAAATCTGCTTATGGAAAGCGGTATGCTTGATGAAGCAGAGGCGAACAGCACGGAATTCCCCGTGTAAGCCGCGCTGTTCGCTCGTTTCGCTCTGGGTGGAACAACCGCCCACCAACAAGCATGAAAGCCCACAGGCGCAAAATTCAGAGAAAATAACTCCACATTTCAACAATGGCACGACAGCAAGACATCATACTCCGGCAAAGGGGCATCGACCTATTGAATTCATGGCGGCAGGATTGGAACAAGTTCATCCGTGAAGCGTTGGGCGCGAACCTTGACAAAGAGCAGCAGGCAATCGTAACCTCGGTGCAGTTCAACCCCCGAACCTCGGTGGCTTCGGGAACAGCACGAGGGAAAGACTTTGTCGCTGCTTGCTGCGCTGTGAGCTGCCTGTTCCTTACTCCACGGTGGAACAGCCGCAAGGAGCTTGTGGAGAACACCAAAGTCGCTCTGACAGCACCGACGGACAGGCAGGTAAAGAACATCATGATGCCGGAGGTCGCACGACTTATGGAGAGAGCCAAACAACGCGGCATCATTCTTCCCGGAAGCGTGACCACAGACCGAATCCGCATGAACAGCCGCGAATGGTTTCTAACAGGCTTCAAAGCCGACGAGCAGAATCACGAAGCATGGTCGGGTTTTCACGCGGTGCATACGATGTTCATCGTCACGGAAGCCTCCGGCGTATCAGACAACATCTTCGACGCAATCGAGGGTAATCTGCAAGGAGACTCCCGAATTCTTCTTGTGTTCAACCCCAATACCCCAATCGGATATGCGGCACGAAGCCAAAAGGGAGAACGCTGGGCAAAGTTCCGACTCAACTCACTGACAGCACCAAACGTAACGGAGAAGCGAATCATCATACCCGGACAGGTGGACTACCCGTGGGTGGTTGACAAGCTCGAACAATGGTGTATGCGTATCCGCCCCGACGAGGTGCAGCCGGAACTTGATGACTTCGAATTCGAGGGGCAATGGTATCGCCCGGAGGACTTGTTCAGAAAGAAAGTCCTCGGCAAGTTCCCAAAGGTCGGAGACGATGTGCTGATACCCCAGCAGTGGATAGAAACCGCACAGGAGCGGTGGAAACAGGCGCATGGCAAAGAGCCGATCGAAAGAGACGGAGACATTCGGATGCTTGGTGTGGACGTGGCTGGCATGGGTCGAGACGCGACTTGCTATGTCGAGCGCATGGGCGCATGGTGTTCCGGCTTCGACAGCCACAACTCCGGCGGCACGGCAGACCACATGGAGGTTGCAGGAAAGGTGGCGACATGGAGGAGACGCAACCCCTACGGCTTCGTAAGCATAGACACCATCGGAGAGGGCGCAGGGGTTTATTCCCGATGCCGTGAGGTGGAGAACAGCCCGGAATACATAATCAGCTGCAAATACAGCGAATGGGGAGGAAACAACCCCGATAAAATGAGAGACATAACCGGGCAATATCGCTTCGTGAATATGCGAGCCTATCTGTTCTGGTGCGTCCGGGATTGGCTCAACCCCAAGAACAACACAGGGGCGATGCTGCCGCCCGACCCACTCTTTGAGGAAGAAGCGACGGAGATACGGTGGTTCTTCCGCTCCGACGGCAAGATACAGATAGAACCAAAAGAAGATATAAAGAAACGTCTCAACCGTTCGACCGACCGCTTCGACGCTCTCGCCAACACCTTCTACCCGATGGATATGCGCGGAGCTATCGACATAGAACGTCTCCAAAGAATTTTTTAACAACACCAATATCAACGACAAATGCCAAGCATCCAAGAAATTCTCGGCGCAAATACGACCGAAAGAGAGCGAATAACCGCGCTCAAGCAGAAGACCGTCAGTGTCCCGGTGTGGGCAGGCAGAAAGGGTCTTGAAAGCGAGTACGACCCAAAGAAGCACCCCGTCATGGACAAGCAGATATACCCCGACATTGTGCGCGATGACGGAGTAGAGAGAGTAACGCGAATAACCCTCTCGTTTCAGAAACTCGCCGCAACACGCATGAGCGAACTCTGCACAGGCATACCCGTGAAGCGAGTGTATAAGCCGGAGGGCGACAAACAGAAGCTCGCAGCGGAAGTAATTGAAAAGATATACGACCGCAACCGCATCAACAGCGTTAATACCAAACGATGCAAGCAGTTGTTCGCCGGGTGCGAAATATTCACGCTTTGGTATGCCGTGAAGCAGCAGAACAATCTCTATGGCGTCAACAGCCCTATCAAACTGCGCTGCCGGACATTCTCCCCAATGCTCGGAGACGAGTTATACCCGTTCTTCGACGAGTACGGCGACATGACCGCCATGAGCATAGGCTACACACGAAAGGTCGGGCGCAAGAACGTGCAGTATTTCGACACCTACACAGACGGAGAGGACAGCCGCCACATCAAATGGAGCAACGAGGGCGGAGACTGGGCTGTGGTCGAAGACGAGAAGACAACGCTCCTTAAAATCCCCGGCGTTTACGCATGGCGACCGATGCCGATATGGGAAGACACGTCCCGGAACGTGTACGAGATGGAATGGTCTCTCTCCCGAAACGGCAACTACCTCCGGGAGAACAGCAAACCCAAATTCGTGGTCTGCGCCGACGCAGTCATTCAGTACGGCGACGAGAAAAGCCCCAACAAGGAATTCAAGGCGGTCTCGCAGTTCCCATCGGGAGCAAAAGCGGAATACGTCACATGGCAGCAAGCTACCGAGAGCCTCAAGTTCCACATCGAGACTCTGCGAAGCCTGTACTTCACGCAGCTACAACTCCCGGATTGGAGCTATGAGAAGATGAGCCAACAGGCACTCTCCGGGGAGAGCCGCAAGCAGATGTTCATCGACGCAGAACTCAAGGTGGGAGACGAGAGCGGAGACCTTATCGAATTCTTCGATCGAGAGGTCAACGTGGTCAAGGCTTATGCCAAACTTGTGATGGGCAGCGCATACCATGCCGACATCGACGCTCTCCCGGTTGAGAATATCATAACCCCCTACCGCATCACGGACGAGAAAGAACGAGTGGAAAGGCTGATGACCGCAAACGGCAATAAACCCATCATGTCGCAGCGAGAGAGCATCGAGGAATACGGACACTCGGACAATGTCGACAAAACAATCAAGGAGATAAAGGAAGAGGAGACCGTGGACTCCTTCGATTTGACCGAATAAACCAATCGCATCATGGCACGAACACCAGTCCGCCCACCCAAAAAGAAGCAGCCGGAAGCACCCAAGAGACGCTGCCGGGATTGCGCACACTCCTACGATTGGCACAACAAAGCCCTCGACGGACACCTAATCCTGTGCCGCTGTCCGTATGATGCCAAGAGCCAACACGGAAAATTCTGCAAGTTCCTGTCCGACCCGGAGTGTGACCAATTCAAGGAACGACCCATAGACAAGACCGACAATGCCGAAGCCAACTGATTATGACAAGACGCACCTTCGCAACATGGCGGCAATCGGTACGCGAATAGACCGTATCTTCAAGAAAGCAGCCGAGGAAGCCGCCAAGATTGGTGTGTCAATCAAGACAACACTCCCGGAAGACCGCATTTTTAGCTTCGATGATTACCCGGCGACAAAAAAGCAGATAGAGCGACTGATGACCGCGCTGCAAGAGTCAATGGAGACAACCATCGTGAGCGGAGTGCGGTCTGCATGGACATTGAGCAACAACAAGAACAATGCCCTCGTCTCGCGCATTTTCGGCGACCGTGTCGGCGAATTGAGCAAGGAACAATACCGACGTTACTTCTCGACCAACGGAGCGGCTCTCGACGCATTTCTGCAACGCAAGGCGCAAGGGTTGAACCTATCCGACAGGGTATGGAGATATACCGAATCTTTCAAGCGAGAGATAGAGCTGGGTCTTGACTTGGGAATACGCACCGGGGAGAGCGCAGCGCAAATGTCCCGAAGCCTCCGGCAATATCTGCAACACCCCGACAAGCTGTTCAGACGAGTGCGAGACAAGCACGGAAACCTCCGGCTCTCTCAAGCAGCACGAGATTTCCACCCCGGACGCGGAGTTTACCGCAGCAGCTACAAGAACGCCCGGAGACTTGCCTGTACGGAGACCAACATAGCATATCGCACGAGCGACCACCTGCGGTGGCAACAGATGGAATTCGTGGTGGGCATCGAAATCAAACTGAGCAACAACCACACGATGAACGGAGTGCCGCTGACCGACATCTGCGACACTCTCGCCGGACGCTACCCAAAAGACTTCAAGTTTACAGGGTGGCATCCGCATTGCCGCTGCCATGTCGTAACGGTTCTGAAGACCGAGGAGGAAATGGCGGAGGATACACAACGCATACTCGCCGGAGAACAGCCGGAGAAAGGCTCTGTGAACACCGTGCGCGACGTTCCTGCCGCTTTCAAAGGCTGGGTGGAAGAACACGCCGACCGAATAGAAATGGGCGGAAATTTGCCATATTTCATAGCCGACAACCGCAAGAGGGTGGACACCATTCTCGGCATTACCACAGAACCGCAGAAGACACCGCTCGAAATCGCACAGGAACGGCATGATGCACGAACCCCGGAACAGGCAGCAGCTATTCAGCAGAGGTGGAACAAATGGAGACTTGACAACCTCCGGGAAGACATTGTGGACGGTTATCTGCCACAGGAGTGCAAGGAAGCAATCAAGGAGATGCGAGCCATGAACGACCCGGAGCATTTCGAGGAAATCAACTCCCGGATTGCCACGCTCCAAAGAGCATCTGTTCGGCATAAGGCAAGGACTCCGCAGCAAATCGAGGACATCAAGAAAGCATGGGAAGCCAAGCAGAAACGAGACGCGACAACAAAGCTCATCGCCAACAACATACTCAAGCTGCGCTCCGAATATCCCCACGACGTGGATTTCTCCGCGCTTGAGAAGCTCATCGCACAGAACAACCTCACGAAGATGCGCGAGGAAGCCCGGAACGTCGCACAGGCAATCAAGGCAGTCAGAGCCGACTATAAAGCGATGTCGGCATACCTCGACAACGTACACGAGTGGCACAAGACATTCACTCTCGCAGAACTCAAGCAGGTTTACTATGCCGTTGATGACAAGATGATGAAATGGGAGCTGCAAGGCATCGAGATGACCACCAACGCAGAGAAGCTAAAGAGCAAGCTGGAGTTTGAAATCCAGTGGCTCGAAAAGAACAAGAAGCACTCCACATGGCAGGTCGCACAGGACGCATACAAGAAGAAGCTCGCCGAGGTCGAGACACATATCGAACTCACGAAGCTCAACGCGGAATACACTGCCCTGCTTGGCTTTAAGACCACGTCAAAGGATTTCAAGGAGTTCATGGCGAAAGCCAAAGCCGCGATCGATGCCGGAGACGTAAAGACCGCCAAGAGTTACATCGCATCTGCCCAATGGAAACAGAAAGTCCTCGAACACAACCGAAAGGGGAAATCCGGCACCTCCGTCAAAAGCACATCTTCGCAATTCGGAGACGATGCCTACTCCCAAAAGAGAAAAGACGCTGCAATGTGGGCGCAGGACACAGAAGAAGCAGACAAGCGTCTTCGTGGAAAATGCGGAGAGGTGTGGCGTGGTGCATCTTCTCAAGAACGCGGAGCGATATACGGCTACACGCAATCATTCTGCAACATCAATGAGCCGCTGCGTGGTCTGACCTATTGCGGTTCAGCCACAAAGAAAGCGGAGGGTTTGAGAAGAATCCCCCACATCGAGTCCATCATCGACAGGTCTTCATACGATTTCGATATGTGGCTGCAACGAGGAGACGGCATGGTTGCTCTGAAGAAATTCGGTCTTACCAATTGGAGCAACCCCACCGATGCAGACATCATGGCTCTTCTTGGGGCAGAGGGTGTCGAGGGTGCGTTCTGGTCTGCCGGAGTTGCCAAAGGAAAGGGTTTCAGCGGAGACATCATCTTCAACATCTATGCCCCGAAAGGAACAAAGGCGATGTACTGCGAGCCATTCTCCGCATACGGACAAGGCAGGGGTAAGAATTGGGATGGTATCGCCGGACAAAGTAGCTACGGCTACGAAAGCGAAATCCTTATTCAGCGAGGAACGAAATTCAAGATAACCAAGATTGAGAAAAGCGGTGGCACATGGTATATCGATGTGGACATCATAGAACAGCACCCCGTTACATTCCCATACGTCGGAGGATATCCGTTCAAATGACCATAAACGAAAAGAGGGCGCGAAGCCCTCTTTTTTATTTACCCATGTAGAACCGACGATAGAAGCGTTTGAACCCTTCCCGGTCAGCTTCCATACCGTTGCCCCCCTGCCAATGCATGAAGCGGTTGAACAGGAAAGCCTTTAACGAAATTGGAACGCCATCATCGGCATTAAAAGACTTGAGACCATAAGCCTCGTAGTCTTCGAGAGTGCCGGAATCGGCAGGAGACAGACCGCGCTCGGCATCGCGCACCCACATCTGCTCATAAGACCACAGCATGGCTTTATTGTGGTCTTTGCCCTCGTATGGGTTCGAGGACTCGCCTTTGTAGTAGCGGCAAGATTTCAAAAGGGTATTATTAGCACTCATAGCCAAATTTAGATTTGAATTTCATAATAACGTCAACCATATCAGCAGGGAGCATCGACAGAGCCTTCTCCCGGATTTTGGCAGGGATGCCCCAACGAGCCTCGGCAAGTGAGCCGACGATCGCTGCGAGAGTGTCCGAATCGCCACCCCACACGACTGCCCGGCGAATGGCTGGCTCGAAGCCCGTGGAAACAGAGCAAATGTGGAACGCGAGAGGGACACATCCCTGACAAGTCTCGTCAAAGACCCCTCGAGCCGGAAGATAATATTCCCAATCCTCCCCATAGGAAGCCGCCACAAGAGCAGAGACCTCACCACTGAGGAACGAGGGGCGGTTCATAGCCCGGAGCTGGAAGATGGCACGAGCCACGACCGAAGCCCCGATAAGCCCCTCCACATGGTTGTGGGTCGGAGCAGCCGAAGCCAACGCAGCCCGGAGCGTCTCCGCTTCCGAGTTGAACGCCCACCCGACAGGAGAGACACGCATTGCTGCACCGTTGCCGAAAGAATTGTAGGGTTGTGGATTTTCAGAGTGCAGCCACGCATTGAACGAGCCGCCATAAGCCCCCATCGGATTGGGATAACGCAGACACCACTCCCGGAGCGTCTGCCCGAAATCAGAACCTCGCACAAGCGCATCAGCGACAGCGGCCGTGCAGATGGTATCGTCCGTAAAAGAGCTGCGCTTCGAGAACAGAGGGAAGCGAGGATTAGATGTGTTGGCAAATTCATAAGGCGAGCCAACGATGTCGCCGATTATTGCTCCTAACATAAGCAGTTCAGAGATTTAAGATTACAAAGTTACGTTAATTATTCGAGAATACCGCAGAAGCCGCCAAATTTCGCCGCTGTCGCACGAGAGAGCCATGAGACGAGCGAGACACCGCCGGAGAGCCGGAAAACGAAATTAGAGCCGTTTCTGACGCTTTGAGACCACAGGCTCACGCTTGATGATACATCGCTTTCCGGCAAAGGCAGAGCCGTCTGGCACTTTAAGGTTGTAGAGGTGTCCGAGAGTGCAGCCTATCTGCTCCACGGAGAAGACCTCGTAGATGGCGGCAAGCGACGAGAACAGGAAGAACTTCTGTCGAGGTTTGTCGGGGATAGGTGCGCCGAAGAACACCACGGAATAGACGAAACGGTCGCCCGTCTCTTTTGGCTTTGCGCCGGATTTTGCGATTACTCCCATGATTTTTAATTTTTCGCCTCCCTTGCGGATGATACAGGCGGATAACCCGAAACAACGGCTGGGACGGCTTTTTGTCTCCCGTAGGGAGATTTTTTATATGGTTATGCCAATAACCAATAATATACTCTACTTTACTCTACTATGGCTTATCTTTCGGTTATCCCCCGGTTATCTTTTCATAAGCGGGGATAACCAAAGGGATAACCGAAGACATAACCAAATGGGTTATCTTTTCACACAGCCGGAATGAGAGCCGACTGAATGTGCAGAGCCACCCACCGAAGCTCGTCCTTTGTCAAGGCGACACCCGGATAGAACTCCCGGCAGACCTCGCCGGGGTCGCGCTCTTCAACAGGAGTGCGGAGAAAGTCATGGAGACCACAGATGGGTTTGAAGATGCCCTCCTCCGAGAGAGGAAGAACGATATCAGAGGGGTCGAGGTCGGCGGCAATAGCAAGAGCCATGACAGCCTCGGTGGTCTTTTCTGCCCAGTCCTCGAAGACCTCGGCAGGGTTGTAATGCTTCCAAAGCCAATTCTCGAAGCGGAGCATTTCAAGATTGCGTAATTTTTCCATTTCAACTTATTTTGAGGGGCGACCCTGAAGCCGACCCGGTTTATTGTTCATTTTTCAGAAAGAAGCGGAAACTTCGTCTTCCAATTCGCACATTCGGAGCGGTCGGCGAATGAATCGCGCCACTTATTGTCAATTTCACAGAGCTGACAACCATAGCAGCTATCAACGGAATGGATGCATCCGTAGCATTTCGGAGCGCGACGGTGCGCATTTACGTGGCGCACGACAGTAAGTTGTTCGGAAGTAAGCATAAAAGTAAAATTTATTTGCGATAGAAAGAGAACTTGATACCACGGCGGAGTTTGCAGTGGGTAACATCGTTGTTGATGTCGCGCTCGGCACGACCGACAAACTTGTAGAACAGCTCCTCCCCGATGAGAGCAATCGCGCCGGAAACGCCGACCAACACGTTCAGCTTGTCGCCGGAGGGCGAAAGACCGTTAACCTTGATGAGGTAGTTGCGGTTGATGTAGGAGGAGGGATAAACGGATGCAGATGCAGAAGCCATGATTTCAAGTTTTAGAGGGGCTGAACGCCCGTGGTTCATATTCACGACACAAAGTTACATTAACTATTCGGTTAATACTTCATCTTTTGAGAGAAAAATTAACCGAACAGGCAATTTTTAACTCTTTTATTCTTTTACACCCAACTATGCTAAATAGTGTGTTCAGACGAAAATTCCCGGAGAATAATTTGGATTTTTGTGATTTTATTATAATCACATCAAAATTTCTTTGTAACTTTGCGCATTAACTGATTAGTAAACCAACCCAAATCGCGATGAAAAAAGAATTATTTGATGCGCTGAAAGCCAAATTTCCGGGGGTCAGCGACAGCATTCTCGACAGGATAGCGACCAAGCTCGCGAAGACTGCCACAACAGCAGAACAGGTCAAGACCGCAGTAGAGGGAGTGACCATTCAGCAGGTCATCGAAAGCTACGGCGACAGCCGAGCGACCGAAGCATCCGAAACCGCTCGCAAGAACGCGGTGCAGGAATACGAGAGCCGCTACGGACTGAAAGACGGAGTGAAGACCACAACCACAACGACCGGGGGCGAGCAGCCGACAGGCGGCAGCGCAACCAACCCAACAACCGGGGGAACTGACGAGACTCCTGCATGGGCGAGAACACTCATCGAGCGTATCGAACGCATGGAGACCGCCAAGACAACCGAAACCCGAACCCAGCAACTCAACGCCGTAATAGGCAAATTACCCGAACCCATGCGTAAGGCTTATGAGCGACTCCCTATCGACAAATATTCTGCCGAGGAGTTCAACACCCTTATCGCAGACATCACGACCGAGGTCGAGGGCATCGCTGACGATACGGCAGCACAAGGGGCTGTCTTCGGCAAACCTTCCGCGTCAACAGGCGCACAGAACAAGACTGAACTCACCGAAGCGCAGAAAGCTGCAATCTCGCATCGAGAGGGCATCCCTGCCGCAGGTAATCAGCCTTTCTAAGTTTAACCCATTAACTCACTGAAGAATGGCAAAAATGACCGTAAAGAAAAGACGCGATGACCAGACACCTCGCGTCTTCCTGCACAAGAACGCAGACATTCGTGGTGGCGTTTCTGTGGCAGCTTCGGAACTCGGTGGAGACTATCTCCGGGAGGGCGCAATTCTGAGCGCACCCGTCGAGGGCATCACTCATGTGGTCAAGACCGCCGAGGTTATCGCCGAGGTCACCGCAGCCGACAAGACCATCAAGGTCTCGAAGTTCCATAACTTCAAAGTCGGCGACTGCATCATGGTTGAACCCGGCAAGGTCGCACACAAAATCACGGCGATCGACGAGACCAACAAAAAGTATGACACCATCACGGTAAACACCACACTCGGCGCAATCGCCCTCGGTGGCTTCATCGTTGAAGCGGCAGAAGAAGCGACAGGCGCAGAAAACAGCAAGTCGCAGCTCAAATACGAGCCGCAGTCCGTCAACGGCACCGGGCAACCTTTCGACCCCAAGTCGAACATCAGCACTGACGCATGGGTAATCGGTGTGACGCGCAACAACCCCGTCCCCGAATTCCTCATCGCCAAACTGAAAGGAATCATCAACCTCTAACCCCGATAAGCAATGGCAACAGTAGTAAATACACTTATCCACGGGCTGAATCAACAGATGGTGGAATGTCGACTGAACAGCATCGACATGAAGCCCTTCCTTTTCGGCACTTACTTCCCCGTGAAGAAAAGAACCGGGTTCAATTGGGAGACGCTGACCAATCAGCTCACAAAAAAGAACGTAGCCGCTGACCTCCACGCAGACAACGGCACTATCATCCGCAAGCGTCGTCCCATCTTTCAGAGCGCGAAAGGCGACCTGCCGTACATCGCCATTTCTCGTGAAATGACACGTGCGGACATGAAGCGTTATCAGACAGAACGCGCTCTCGCCAAAGACGATGACGCGACCAACCTCGTCGAGTTTTGGGGCGAAGACGTGGACTTCTGCGCAAACGGTGTTCAGTCCGAGCTTGAATACATCGCATGGACGCTCCTGTCAAACGCAGGCGTGATGAAGTTCACGACCACGACCAACGCGACATTTGCAAACGAATTCGACCTCGACTACGATGTCGATGATGAGCAGAAAGTCGTCGCTCTGACCGATTGGGGCAACAAGGCATCTGCCGACATCATCGGCGACCTCGTGAAAATCCGCGAGGAGCAGAAGAAATACGGACGCAATCCCAAGTTCGCTTTCATCAACTTGAACGAACTCTACCGCATCGCCTCGACCGACCAAATCATCAAGGCTTGCGCCTCGTTTGCATCCAACGCCCTCAACATTTCGCAAACCCCGAACCTCGCGCAGATTAACGCGATGCTCAAGGAACAGGCATGGCTGGGCGGTCTTCAGCTCCGCATCATCGACCAAGACATCACTCGTGAGTTTGATGACAAGCCGGACATTACAGGAAACCCATTCGCCGACCACCGTCTCGTTCTTTCGGAAACCGAGAAGCTGGGTTCTACCCAGTACGACATACTCGAAGATGACGACACGAGCCACTGCATAATCCGCGCCGTGCGCTCTCACACCGTCATCAAGAAATATGGCACAATCGAGCCGAAAGGCGAGGTAACCATCGGCGAAGCCGACGCAATCCCCGTCCTCGACACGGCATACCGCAACGTTTACGTCCGCACCGACAAAACCTCATGGGATTAATCTCCCCGTAATGCGAAGCATCAATGGCACAAACCAACCTCGACGCATTAAAGAGCGTGAACGCTTACCCGATACCGCTGCGCACCCTCACGGAGACAGCGGAACGTCGTAATATTTCGCTTGCCGCTGAAACCTCGCAGGAGAGTCTGCAAGGCAAGGATTATCTCCTTGCCAAAGCAGACCTTCTGCTTTGGCTCTCTGGAGCTCCGAACATTTCACAGGGCGGTCAGTCCTTCTCGTTTACCGACGAGCAGCGAAAAGATTTTAAGCGACAGGCTAACGCGATTTATGACGTGTACGAGCCTACGGCAAATGCCGGGTGCGTCTCATACGGCTACAAAGGAGACAGACTATGATAATCGAGAACGGCACAATCGAATTCAAAGAGAAGACCCCCGGAAAGATTGACCCGGAGACAGGCTATCCAACGAAAGCGACAGCGGTCGGCTGGAGCAAACCGATCCCTTGTCAGTTTATCCCCAACAACCGCACGAACCTCGGCAGGGTCAACGGCGAGCGTTTCACGACAGCCACCTACACGGTACTGATTGAGGAACAGCCGCTGCCCTCCTCGGAACAAATCCGGCTGACGGAACGAAGCGGCAAGGTCCTCGGAGAATTCTCATTGATTGCGCCCCCGGAAGCCCTTGAAGCGGTCGGAGAAATAAGGATTTTAATATGACCCCGTGTGTTGCCCTGTGTCGCGCTTCTTTCGGTCGGGTGGAACAACCATACCATTTGCACGACAAAACGCCACAGAGGGCAAATTCGGAGAAAATAACTCACGAAAATGGGAATCACGCAGAAGACCCCGGCAGCAGAGATTGACGCTTACATTGAACAGCAGGTGGAACGCATGACAAATGCGCTTATTTACAACTTGCAGTTCATCGGCGAAAAATGCCTCAATGCCGCCCGTGAGACAAACTCCTACAAAGACCGCACAGGCAACCTTCGAAGCTCGCTCGGATACGTCATCGTTCTTGACGGAAAGATAAAATATCAGAGTGACTTCGAGGTGGTCATGCAAGGCGACAGCGGAGCAAAGAGCGGAATCCAATACGCGAAAGAGGTCGCCCGGCAATTCCCGGAGGGCATTGTTCTCATCGTGGTAGCCGGAATGAATTACGCCTCCTTTGTCTCCGCCACAGGGCGAGACGTTCTCGACAGCGCGGAATTGCTTGCTGACAAACTTGTGCCGCAGATTTTGAAACAACTCGGATTTAAATAACACGACCCAATGGCAAAGACAGGAAAGCAGATACAGGGCGACATTAGCCGTCTCTTGAAAGACTCGACCCTTTACACCCAAATATCGGGAGAGGTCTATCGGAACGGCTACCGCCCACGAGACAGCCGCATGGAAGATGCGGTTGTGACATTCACTGCCGGACTGCCCGACCAAATACAGACAGGCGTGGTAACCGTCAACATCTTTGTGCCGGACATCGACCCCGAAGACAACGGCACATGGCTGGAAGACGGAAGACGAACCGAGGAGATAGAGAAACTCGCACAGGCATGGGCTGACAGCCTTACGGCAGAGGTTTCATGCTACAAATTCAAGTTGCAGCAGACAATCTACACGGAAGCCGAACCGAGCATTAATCAGCATTTCGTGGTCGTCAAGCTCAAGTACGAGTATTTCGGACACGACAATGACCCGATACAGACACCGCAGTCGGCGATGATCGATGCCACGGACTCCGACACCGATGACGGATACTTCCCTCTTCTTGAGACGGAGAACGGAGACGAGGTCATAATCACTCCGATTGTTCAGAAACAGAATAATTAACAACCCATAAACAAGAATAATATGGCATTACTTTCATGGGGTAAACCCGATATCGAGACCGCAGAATCCACCGACGGCGCACCCGCTGCCGCTGCAACGTGGAAATCAATCGACACCCCCAAAGACACAACGACCAAGCTCACTCCGACCGCCGGTACGGAGACCGAAGCACTCGAAGAAGGTGGCGATGTCGTAGACTCGCGCACCGGGAAGAACAAATATCAGTTAGAATTTGACCACTTCGTCAAGAAAGGCAAGAAGCGTCCGTGGGAAGACAACGACGGCATCATCGCCGGAGAACACGCCTTCCGTATCACGCCCGAAGACCCGGACTGCGAGGGTATCCAAATCGACCGCTGCACCCTGCGCGTCGAGGAGAGCTATACCACCGCAGACGGTATCATGCTCCACTATGTGGCGAAAGTCCTCAAGCCCAAAGAGGGCAAGATGGTCAAACCCTACTTCAAGAACGCTCCAAAAAACTAAGTGGTGTGCGGTGCGTGAATGATTGGGCGACATTCAGACTGACAGCAGACGGAACACTGAGGTTCAACAACCTCAGCACAATTACCCCGTAGCGCACACTACAGCCCAAGCGAGATAGAGCAGTGGCAGCTCGCTGTGTTCCCGGCACAGAGGTCGTGGGTTCGAATCCCACTCTCGCAACCAATCAATACCTCACAGCGATGGAAAAGACAATTGAAGAAAAGGTCGCCCAAACCATCCTCCAACAGCCGGAGGGAATGACAATAGGCGGCAAGACATACACAATAGCCCCTCCGAGCGTAGCGACCTTAATCCTCGTTTCGGGAGGGGTCTCGCGTTTACCCCACCTCCACCTCGACGAAGACAAGGTAATCGAGGAGACATTGTCAGTAGCCAAAGACTGCCAAGAATTAGGCGATATAGCCGCGACTTTAATTCTTGGGGCAAAACACATAAACGACATTGTCGAAAGCCGCCACACGGAAAAGAAACGGCATCTATGGGGGTTATTCAGCACGAAGCATACGGTAGTCAAGTACGAAACAAAGAAAGAACGACTGAGCCGGGAATTGCTGGAAGACACGACACCGAGAGACCTCCACAACATCATCGCCCAAACCCTTCTCAAAATGCAGGTCGGCGATTTTTTCGGGCTTACCACTTTCCTGACAGAGATAAATCTGATGCGCCCGACGAAAGTGGAAACCGAAGCGATAGCATCTGGGCAGTAGTCGCCGGAACGGTCAAGGCTTTCAACCTTCCGATAGACTACGTTCTTTATGAACTCAGCTATGCAAACCTCACGCTTTACGGCGCATCGCTACCCTCCTACAAAAGCCCCAAAGACAAGAAAGACAAAGGCGACCAACAGGAGAACATCGATGCCGGAGACCCCAAGAACAAAGAAAAGGTACGAGCATTTCTCGACTCAATAGATTAAACAATGAACACTGATAACGGCAGACTATTCTACGCCACAGGCATAGACAATTCACAGCTCCGCAGCGACGCGGCAGAATCCCGGAACATACTCGCAAGTATCGGGCAGACCGCAGTACAGGAGGGCAATAAGATGGATGCCACCTTCGGCAGAATAGCAAAAGCCGCAGGAGGTGTTTTTGCTGTGGGGCAAATTAAAGAATTTACCTCCAACATTATACAACTCCGTGGAGAGATTGAAAGTTTTGAAATCTCGTTCAACACTCTCCTCGGAAGCGACATCAAGGGTTCTGCGATGTTCAAAGACATCAGGGAATTTGCCGTGAACACGCCCATGATGCTGAAAGACCTCGCTTCGGGCGCACAGACCATGCTCGCTTTTAATATTGAAGCCGAAAAGGTCATGCCGATGCTCCGGGCGATTGGAGATATTTCGATGGGCGACGCGCAGAAATTCAATTCCCTCACTCTTGCCTTTTCGCAGATGAGCGCGACAGGAAAACTGATGGGTCAAGACCTTTTGCAGATGATTAACGCAGGGTTCAACCCCTTGTCGGTCATCAGCGAGAAGACAGGAAAGTCGATAGGCGAACTCAAAGAGGAAATGGAGAAAGGCAAAATCACGACCGAGATGGTAACGGAAGCCTTTATTTCAGCAACCTCTGCCGGGGGCAAGTTCTACGGGATGCTTGAGAAACAGAGCAAAGGAACGCAGGGCGCAATCTCCAATTTACAGGGCGCAATCGATGATATGTACAATGACCTCGGTACAGCCGCACAGGGAGCGACCGTCGAGGTCATCGGTGGTGCTACAACCATAGTCAAGCACTATAAGGAAATCGCAGAAATCCTCGCAGTTATTGTCGGGACATACGGAGCATACAAAGCGGCACTCATCGCAACAGAAGCCGTGCGCCGCAGCGTAACAGCGATAAAGCATACAGAAGAAGCGGCTCAAATCTACGCTGTCATGACAGCAGAGCAGAAAGCCAAAATCTCAAAACTCGGTCTTGCAGAGACCTCGGAAGCCTATCGTGCTGCCGTGATTGCTGAAATGAAGACCGAGATGGAGCGGCAGATACAGCTCGCCCAAACGACACAAGTAGAGCTGACCGCCGCACGAGAGCGTCTCGCAACAGCAGAATCGGCAAAGGTCGCGGCTGCGGAAAAGGTGGCTTCACGACAAGCAGAGGTGGAAGCAGCCTACGCTTCCGCAGCCGCAGACCAACAGTCTTCAACAATCAAGAAGATAGCAGCGGAGAGCGAAGCGCAGAGCCGAGCTGCCCTCCTTGCGGTCAAGTTGGAGGAACAGAAGAACGCTGCCATAGCACAGGCAAGGGCTCTCAAGGAAGCCGGAGCCTCGCAGGAGGTCATAGCAGCCAAGAACCGGGAGATAGCCACAATCAGCGAAAAAATTGCGACTGCGCGAGCCGAAGAAGTTCAGCATAGCCGCAACATCGTCGCACTCCGAAAGGAGATGGCGGCACAAGTTGATGCTACGACCTCGAAGAAAATAGCGACCGCAGAAGCCGCGCTGGAGACAGCACAGGAAGAACTCAACACAGCTTCCAAAGTCCGTAACACAGCCGCACGAGAGGTTCAGAGCAAAGCGGCGGATGTGAATACTGCCGTCAGAAAAGCCGGAACAATCGAAACGGCTCTCGATACCGCAGCAGAGACAGCCAACGCGACCGCAACCGGGTTTCTGTCAGCCGCAAAGACCAAACTGACAGCCGTAGCCGCCAAGCTCAATGCCGTCATCATGGCAAACCCGTGGGCGATTGCGGCAGCAGCGGTTGTGGCATTAGGTTATGGGATATACAAGCTCATCACTTATCAGACCGATGCACAGAGAGCACAGGAGCGCCTCAACAAGGTCAATGAGGATTTTAATGCGACCTGCGCATCGGAGCAGATACAGATTGACACCCTCTTCACTCGCCTTAAAAATGCCAAAGAGGGAACGCAGGAATACAAGGATGCCAAAGATGCAATCCTCAGTCAGTACGGAAGCTATCTGCAAGGGTTGAACAACGAAATTGCCACCCTCAAAGATGTTGAAGCTGCATACAAAGCCGTTAAACAGGCGGCACTTGAAGCAGCCCGTGCAAGGGCAATGGAAGCCGCTGTCAAGGGAGAAGCCGACGCATACGGACAGGCAGAGGGTGAGCAGATGAAGAAATTGCAGGAAGCCCTCAAAAAACGATATGGCAACAAGAAAAACAAGAGTGGACAGCTCCTGTACCTTGACTATTTCGACCAACTCAAACGACACATTCAGAATGGCGGCACGATTGCTACGCTTAATGCTGATTGGCTAAAAGGCTGGGATGTCAAACATGAGAAATATCTTCCCGGAGACCCCATGACCAACATAGGGGCACAGACACTCACATACACAACAAACGAAATAACCGAAATTTATAGCAAAATTGGCAAGGCTCGCAAAGTGTATGACGATGCACTCGCCCAAGCCGAAGCCATGTACGGTAAAGCCCCGGAGAAGAAAACCGCTCCTGCCGCCGCAGCCAAGACCGAAGCCCAGTACAACAAAAAAGATTGGGAGGATTACAAGAAAGCGAAGCAGGCTGAATATGATGCCATGACAGAAGCAGAGCGCACAAGCAAAAAAGGTCGTGCGCTTGCTGCTGAAATTCTTCGTGCCGACCAAAAGGTGCAAGGTTACAACGTAACCGGGAGCGCAAAACGTGGAGAAACAGCGGCTGCAAAACAGGAGCGAGAAGACAACCAAATCGCAGTTCAGACGGCAGAGCGTAATCAGAAAATCAAGGAATACGCCGAATCGGTCATCAAGGCTCAAAGAGAAGCGGAATTCGACATACGACAGAACGAAATAGATTTGCTCAAGGACGGAGTGGAAAAAGAACTCAAGCAGGTCGAGCTTAACTACGACCGCCTCGTGTTTGCTAATCAGCAGAGACGCGCAGAAATGCTTGAGGGAATCCGCGACCTCAAAGAACTCGAATGGGAGAACGCAAATCCCACCGCCAAAAAGAACGGTCTGACATTCGATCGCTCGTCGGTTTCTGATGATTATTTGTCAGAAGCCAACGTCGCTGCCCTTCGGGAGCAAGGCAAAAATGCAGAAGCAGACCGCTTGCAGGGTATGCTCGACCAACTCAAAGCCTACTCCCGGATTGCTACGGAAATCCGGGCGCAGGGAGAAAAGGAAGCACTTGACAAGATGCTCGGAGACGTGCTGACCTACGAGCAACAGCGTCTCAAGATAACCGAAGAATATACCCGGAAGCGCGATGCCCTCTACGAGAAAAACGAAGACGGCACATTCAAGACCGATGCAGACGGCAACAAGGTCATGCGGAAAGGTGTGACGCAAGGCAACCTCGATGAACTCGACCGACAGGAGACAGAAGCCCTCAAAGCAGTTGACGAGCAGTTTGCTTCACGAGAGGAGACATACCAAGCATGGTGCGAGGAAATCGCAAACCTCTCCCTCAAGCAGCTCAACGCAGTTCTTGAACAGGCAAAGAAGAACCTCGACGAACTCGAAAAGAGCGGAACAGCCGACCCACAGCAACTCGCACAGGCACGAGCAAAGGTCGCTACTGCACAGACGGCTGTAAACAAGGCTAACGCCAAGAATCAGACCAATCCCGGAAAGCGCACCATAAAGGAGTGGGAAGACCTATACAAGACTCTGAACGAGGTAGAGAAAGAATTCGAGAGCATGGGCGATACCATCGGTGGCACGGTCGGCGAAATAATATCCGAGTGCGGACAATTCGCCTCCTCCACGCTCACGATGATTAATGGCATCGTTCAACTTGTGCAGATGAGCTCAACCTCGATGCAAGCTACCGCTGTAGCCGGAGCGTCCGCCATTTCAACGATGGAGAAAGCCTCGGTAATCCTCACGATTATAAGCGCAGCCTTACAGATTGCGATGCAGATAGCAAGTCTCTTTAACGATGATGAGGAGAAGCAAAAGGAGATAGAACACCTCCAAGAACGCATCGACCAACTCCAGTGGGAACTCGACCATCAAGAAATAGGCAGGGTTCAGCAGCAATATGGCACTGCCATAGATAGACTTAACAAGACGCTGTGGCAGACAAAGGTAGAACTTGCAGCCGGAGCAGCAGGCTGGCAGAAATGGTGGATTTATTTCATGAAAGCCTCCGACAGCCAAGTTCTGATGCAGAAGACCGCAGAGAAACTCGCACAGGCTTATGGTTCGATGTCCTACACCGCAGACAAGGCTCTCGGTGGAGCGAAGTATCAGCAAGCCAACGAGCAGCTCAAGAACCTCGCGCAGCAGCAGATACTTCTACAGGAGCAAATCAACGCGGAAGCCTCGAAGAAAGACTCCGACAGCGGACAAATCCAAGAATGGAAGAATAAAATCGAGGAACTCGGACAGCAGTCTATCGAGCTGATTAACGATATGGTCGAGGACATCATCGGAGACACCTCAACAGGAATCGCTGAAGAACTTGCAGATGCCTTCTTTGAAGCCTTCCAAGCCGGAGAGGACGCTGCCGAAGCATGGGGCGAAAAGGTTAACGAGATTGTCGCTGATGTTCTGAAACGTATGCTTATAAGCAAGTTCTTGGAAGAACCTCTCGGAGACATCTTCAACAAGTATAAAGCCAAGTGGTTCAAAGACGGACAATTTCAAGGGCTCGACAGCGTCATCAACTCCATGCAGGGCTTCGCCAATGACCTCAACGCAGTGGGCGCAGACTTCGCCGCCATTTGGGAGAATCTCCCGGACAGCGTCAAGAATATGTTCACGGTCACGAGCGACGCGGAACGAGAAGCCTCACAGAAAGGAATCGCCACAGCCGACCAAGACAGCATCGACGAACTCAACGGTCGCATGACAGCGGTGCAGGGGCATACTTTCTCTATCAGCGAGAACACGAAAGCAATTCTCGCCATTACACAGGCAATCCTGCGAAGCGTGATGAACATCGAGACGGAGACCGAGGGGTTCGGCGCACGCCTTCAACGCATGGAGAATAATATCCAAGAGATGACAGACACCCTCGACGATATAGCCACCAAAGGAATTAAATTAAAGCCATAGCCTATGGAAGCAAAAGACATCATAGAGCGGATACACCGCCAATGGCTTATAGCCAAAGAACAACGCAGACAGCGGTGCGAAGCAAGCCACATGAGTGTTGTGGCAGAGAAACTCGCCGCTTGCAACCTTTTCAAAGGAACGGAGGACATCGCCGGGATTGCCCGGCTGTTCACGTCTCCGCAGGGTGTGGAATTTTGCCTCGCGGCGAATTTTCCAAACCTTGCGACATTCCGTCTGTTCAAGCGTTTCAACCCGGAGCAATATAGCTTCTACATTGACGCAGGGAACATAACACTCAAGAATCCGAAGACAGCAGTTCTCATCGGCAAGACAACGGCAACAATCAAATGCGACACTTGCGAGAATCATACCGTCATAACCATGCACGGAGCATCGGCAACCGTCCTCGCTTCCGGCTGGGCGGTTGTCAGAACCGAAGCCGGAGTCTCAACCAATATAATCCGCAGAACATCTGACAATGCGATAATTTTATGATGACCGGGAGACTATACATCGACGGACACGACGCATACAAGCAGTGGGGTGTCTATGTCGTGAGCGGAGGGTGGAACGAGCTAATCGCATACCCTCCGCTTAAGACCGTCGAATACAATGATTGGCAAGAGGAGGATGGCATCGAAGCCGACCTCTCCGACCCGAAACTCAATACGAAAGAAGTCTCCATCAACATCGCATACGGCGGTCTGTTCAGTCGGTTCATCGAATTTGTAACGATGCTTTCGGACAGGGCATACCACGAATTCAACTGCGCCCACATCGGAAGACGGTACACGCTTCGGCTGACACAGATGCCGAACCTCGACCACGCACAGACCCTCGGCTTCGCCACTCTCAAATTCAGCAACGACTTCCCCCTCAAAGGATACAGCTACAAAGCACCGAGAAGCAGCGTCATGAGAGCGGAAGACTACCTCATCGACGGATTGCCGTTCACGGACTACGGATGCCGGATATTGCAGGGAAGTCTGTCGGAAGTAATGAAGACAGCAGCCGTCAAGGAGAACCTCCTGCGCAACATCGCAACCCAGTCCGGGGCAATATACGATGACGCAGCAGTGACATTCAAGAGCAAGGACGTTAAGCTGAACTGCCTGATGCGAGCCGAGACACTCGATGAATTGTGGCGCAACTACGACGCTCTGCTTTTTGACCTCACGCGACCCGACGAGCGACTGCTGGAGGTTTCCTCATTGGAGCAGGAGTTCCCATGTCACTACAAGAGCGCAAGCGTTTCGGAATTTTACCCGGAAGACAAGATATGGCTGCGGTTCACGCTGACCCTCACATTCACGCACTCTTTCCGGCTCAACGGCGACGATTATGTTCTCGCTTCCGAGGACGGCATCATCATCTTCACGCAGGACGGAGAGAACGCTATCGAGATGCTGCCGGATTACTTCAAATATCCGTCGATGCGCTTCGTGAACAACCGGGCATCATTAAGGCTGACCGGGAGCGGCACATTAAGGTTCAACAACTAATATCATTCCTCAAGATGAAAAAAATAAAGATTACAGAACTACCACTTTACTCGTCCCTCAAAGGGTTGTTTACAATCGGCACAGACAAAGACAATCGCTCGGTCAAGGTCTCGCTTGAGTTTGTCGAGGAGAAGACCAACACAGCAGTAGAAAACGCTGAAACCGCGACACGAGAAGCACAGGCGGCAACCACTGCGGCTCGAACCGCTACCACCGCTGCGCAGACAGCGACATCGGGCGCAACCACCGCCGCTTCTAATGCCCGGACAGCGACCTCTGCAGCCAACAAAGCAGCCTACGATGCGAACACAGCTACCGGGAAAGCAAATGCCGCAACGTCTGCCGCCAATGACGCAGCCGGACAAGCGACCACTGCCAAGAACAATGCAGACGCTGCGACTACCGCCGCAATAGAAGCGACAGAAGAGGCACACGAAGCGACTATCGCTGCGCAGTTAGCCACGGAACAGACAATCGCCGCACTTGCCCGACTTATTCCGACAGGACTTAAAGTGGAGTCCATAAGCCGGATAACCTACGGAAAC